CCTCTCCGTACGCATCGGCGAAACTATTACGAAACCCAAAAGTGAGGAAACATGATTCTGCCCGACTTGGAAAGCCTTGCCGTTGAGATCGGCGAACTTGAACTGCTGCCGGGAAACCCACGCAAAGGCGACGTGGACGCAGTTTCACGCAGCCTCGAGCAGTTTGGTCAGCGCAAGCCGATCGTTGCTCGCCGGGGCGACCGGACAGTGATCGCCGGGAACCATACGCTCCAAGCAGCCCGACGACTCGGCTGGGACAAGATCGCCGTCGTCTGGGTCGACGACGACGACGCCTCAGCGAAGGCGTTCGCTCTCGCAGACAACCGCACCGCCGAGTTGGGTGGCTACGACGAGGAAGCACTCCTCGCCCTCATCGAAGAAGTCCACAAGGCCGACGCCGCACTGCTCGAGATGACCGGCTGGTCCGAGCAAGACATGCACGACCTCATCGAAGCCCTCGAACCCGAGGAACCAGTGATCCCTGAGGACGCCGACGATGTACCGGAGCATGTGATCGCCCGCACCGCCGTCGGCGACGTCTGGCTACTCGGCGAGCATCGACTCATCTGCGGCGACTCCACCGACGACGGCGTGTACGCCAAACTAATGGCAGACGACAGGGCGCACATGGTGTGGACCGACCCGCCCTACGGCATCAGTTACAAGTCGAACGGCAGACCTGACAAGCATCGTCCGATCGCCAACGACAGCCTCGAGACCGATGACCTCTCCGTACTCCTACACGAAGCATTCACGTCGGCGCTCACCGTCTGTGAACCCGGAGGCTCATGGTTCGTTGCCGGACCGCAAGGCGGCGAAGTTCACGTCACCTTCCTCCAAACACTTCTCGACCTCGGCATCTACCGTGAAACACTCATCTGGGTGAAGAACAGCCTCGTCCTATCCCGACTCGACTACCACTACCGGCATGAGCCTCTGTTCTACGGTTGGGCACCCGGAGGCGCACACCGTGAACCACCGGACCGCAAACAGGACAGCATCTGGGAACACAACCGTCCATCACGCTCCGACGACCACCCGACCATGAAACCGATCGATCTGATCGCTCATGCGATCAGCAACCACACACGCCGCAACGAGATCGTTCTCGATATGTTCGCCGGATCAGGCTCAACGCTCATCGCCTGCGAAACCCTCGGACGACGAGCACGAGCCATCGAACTCGACGAGCACTACTGCGACGTCATCTGCGCCCGCTACCAGACACTCACCGGCAACCTGCCGATCGCCGAAGCCACCGGCAACCCGCATGACTTCCTGAAGGACAAGTAATGGCTCGACCCACAGGCCGACCGCCGAAACCAACCGAAGTGAAACGACGCACCGGCAACCCCGGTGGACGCAAACTTCCCGACAAGAACGTCGTCGAACTGCTACCGGCAAGCGACGTACCACCCGAACCTGCACGACCGCTATCGACCGCTGGACGAGAACTTTGGGAACGAGCATGGCGAAGCGGACGAGCATGGCTCGCCGACACCGACAGCGACCTGCTGCTCCTCGTCTGCGAACAGTTAGACGAACGACAGTTGCTGCGTCTCTCCGTTCTCCGTGAAGGCGACTGGCGGGAACGAGCCGGACTCCGAGCACTCGATAAAGAGATCGCCGCCAACCTCGCCATGCTCGGCTTCTCACCGGTCGACCGGACACGGCTCGGCGTCGCCGAAGTAAAAGCCCGATCCGCTCTGGAGGAGGTGCGAAGGCGACGTGCCGAACGAAACGAAACCGGGTGACCCGCTGTGGATGCCCCGCTGGGCAACCCTGCCCCGCAACGACGACACCGACGGAGACTTCGTCGCCGACTACGCCGAAACACTTCTGCACGTCGCCAAAGGTCCACACGCCGGAACACCACTCACCTTCACCGACTGGCAACGCTGGCTACTCGACAGCCTCCTCGAACGACGCCCCGACGGACGGCTCCGCTACCGGCGTGCCCTCATCGGGCTGGCACGCAAGAACGGCAAGTCGCTACTCGGCTCCAGCCTCGCCCTTTACCAACTCACCGAATCCACCGAGCAAGCCGAGGTGTACGCCGCAGCCGGTGACCGGCAACAGGCCCGCATCGTTTTCAACGAAGCGAAATGGCAGGTACAGAACGCACCCGAACTAGCCCAACACTGCAAGGTGTATCGGGACGCCATCGAATACCCATCAACCGGCAGCATCTTCCGAGTGCTGTCAGCCGACGCCCGCCTCCAACAAGGACTCAACCCGTCGCTCGTCATCTTCGACGAAGTGCACGTCCAACCCAACCACGACTTGTGGGATGCCCTCACCCTTGGCTCCGGTGCCCGAGTCGATCCACTCGTCGTCGGCATCACCACCGCAGGCCACGATCAAGAAACCCTGTGCGGCGAACTGTACCGATATGGGCAACAGGTCGTCAGCGGAGACATCGACGACCCGTCCTTCGGATTCTGGTGGTGGGAAGCCGAAGAGAACACACCCGTTGACGACATCGACGGATGGCACGCCTCCAACCCCAACCTTCGAGAAGGCCTCCTCGACATCGAAGATCTCGAAGTCGCATCACGCCAAACGATGGAACTAGCGTTCCGCCGCTACCGGCTCAACCAGTGGACCCGCACCACCGAATCGTGGCTCCCCGTCGGAGTCTGGGAAGCATCCGGCAACCCCAACACCCGACTCGCCGAAAACGCCACCACATGGGTCGGCATCGACATGGCACTCAAACACGACTCCATCGCCATCGTCGCCGTCCAAAAAACCGACGACGACCGCTACATCTGCGAATCCAAAATCTGGCTACCAGAAGGCAACACCATCGACGTGTACGCCATCGAAGAACACCTCCGCCACCTCCACCAAACCTACGACTGCGTCGAACTCTGCTACGACCCCGCCTTCTTCGAACGCTCCGCCCAATCCCTACTCGACGACGGGCTACGCATGGTCGAATTCCCACAGTCCTCACAACGCATGGTGCCAGCCTGCCAACGAGCCTACGAAATCATCTGCGGCAGCAAACTCACACATCCCGGCTCACCAGTGTTCACCGACCAAGTGCTGTCCGCCGCACCACGACAAACCAGCGAAGGTTGGCGACTGTCCAAAGGTAAGGCGAAACGAAAGATCGATGCTGCGATAGCGTTAGTGATGGCGTTGGATCGTGCATCCCGACCCCCAGTGGAAGAACAGCCGATCGAACTCTGGTTGGCATACGAATAGGAGCGATCCATGACGAAACGCACGATTGCGATTCTGCTGCAGGCTGGCGGTGTAGTCTCAGCATCAATAGGTGCTGGACTGGCGCACCCTGCAGCCGGATTCATGGTGGCAGGCGTCGGAGCGGTGCTGTTCGGTGTGGCGTTGGAGCGTGACTAATGGCGTTGGCGAATCTATTCGGTAAGACCGAGGCCCGTTCCTACGGGATGTCTTGGAACGACTATCTCAGACTGTTCGAGGACTTCGCTTACGCCGGACACCGATACGTCGCACCCGTCGCCTCACCCGAAGAACTCACAGCCCTACAAGGCCAACGGAACCCGATCGTTGCCGCCGCCATCCACGCCCGCATGCTCGTGTTCGCCGAAGCCCGCTTCCTGTGGCAACCGTTCCAAGACGGTCGACCCGGACGACTCTTCGGCAACCAAGAACTCGCCCTCCTCGAACAGCCGTGGGGCACCGGCACCACCGGCGACCTCCTCGCCCGCATGCTCGTAGACGCCGACCTGTACGGCAACTCCTACTGGGTGAAAATGCAGGACCGCAACAGCGCCCACCTGATGCGACTCGACCCAGCCAAAACGATGGTGCTCACCGGCGAAGCAGAAGACGCCGTCACCGGACGACCCTACGGACGACACCTCGTCGGCTACGCCGTCCTCGACGACAACCATCAAGAAGTCGCCATGTTCACCCCCGACGAAGTGTGCCACTTCAAACCACTCCCCGACCCCTCCCACGAATTCCGTGGACGCACATGGCTCTCCACCGTCATGAGCGACGTCGAAGCCGACAACGAATTCTCCACCTACAAACACTCGTTCATGCGGAACGCCGCCACACCCAACCTCGTCGTCTCCTTCGACCCGCAGATCACGAAGGAAGCATTCGAAACATTCGTGAACCGGCTCGACGCATCACACAAGGGAGTCGACCGAGCGTTCAAGACTCTGTACCTCGGAGGCGGAGCCGACGTCAAAGTCGTCGGAGCCAACTTCGATCAACTCAACCTGAAAGCCGTGCAAGGCGCAGGCGAAACCCGGATCGCAGCCGCAGCCGGAGTACCCGCCTCCTACCTCGGCATCAGCGAAGGACTCGCAGGCTCCGCCCTCAACGCAGGCAACTATGGTGCCGCCCGCCGCCGCTTCGCCGACGGCACCATCCGACCGCTGTGGCGCAGCGCCGCCGCCGCACTCGGCACCCTGCTCACGGCACCCGACCCGACCGTCCGCCTCTGGTACGACGACCGAGACGTCTCCTTCCTCCAAGAGGACGTACTCGACGCCGCAGACATCCGAGCCAAAGACGCCTCGACGATGCGCCAGTTGGTGGACGGCGGATTCGACCCGAACAGCGTCGTCGATGCCGTCACCACTGGCGACATGACGCTGCTCCGACACAGCGGCAACCTGTCCGTCCAGTTGCAGCCAGCCGAACCATCAGCCGGAGCCGTCTGATGCCCTACTTCATCCAATCCGACCATCCCGACTGCTCCGGCTGGTCAACCGTCAAACAAGACGGCGAACTGATGGGATGCCACCCAACCAAACAGGACGCCATCGACCAGATGGTCGCCCTCTCCCTCGAAGAAGGCATCGAACCCGGAGGCGAACGAGCCGAACAACGACAAGTCGACACCGACCCGCCCGACTACATCCGCTCCGCCGCAGCACGAGGACTTGAACTCCGAGCCGAAGGACACGGCGGCGACGGACTCACCGACGGAACAATCCGTGAGGCACGCCAGATGGCAGACGGCGTCATCTCCGAAGACAAAGTGATCCGTGCGAACGCTTGGGCGGCACGCCATGCCGTCGACCTCGACGCAGCAGACAACAACGACAGCGACGCAGATGGCTGGCCCGGAAACGGAGCCGTGGCACACTATTTGTGGGGAATCAACCCACTCAACCCCAACCCAGCAAGAGAATGGTTCGCTCGCAAA